AGTTCACGTTCGCGCAGCGGCCCGATGGCTACGTCGGCGAGTTCTTTCCAGAGGTCGCCGCCGCGCTGGTGGGACAGGGCATCGTGAACGGAGTCAGCGTCGGCTTCGTGCCGGAGGACGGCGGCGCGCGCCGCGCGACGGAGGTTGACCGCAAGAAGTACGGCGGCAACGTATCGACCGTGTTCTCGCGGTGGAAGTTGCTCGAGGTTTCGCTTGCTCCGCTGCAAGCGAATCCGGAGGCGCTCATCACCGCAGTCCGCAAGGGCGTCATGTCGCCAGTGGCCGCAAAGAAGTGGTTCGGCATCGAAGCGCCCAAGCGCGTTGTCGTGACGGTGAACGTCCCCGCGCTCTCAACCAAGACGAAGCGCGCGCCGATTGACGTAGACAGCATCGTCCGACGCGAGATCGCGCGGGCGAAGGGCGCGATATACCTCCCGCCCGGTTGATCCTACGGCGAGTGCCTGAAAGACAACCTAGGGAAGAAGGCGACCGCGCAAGACGGAGTTTTCACATGAAGACCATGAACATCAGCGACTTCTCGACCGTGCTTGAGAAGGCCGCGAAGCAGAAGGGCGAAGCGGGCGTCATCGCTCAGAAGTCGCTCGTCCTTGAGAACTACATGATCGTTGACGAGGCTGGCATGGCCGTCGATCCGGCGTCGCTCGACGTCGTGATCAAGGCCGCAGCGCCCGCCGCTACCGAAGTCGAGAACGACGGCGTCGATGCCGACGCGGTGGCCAAGGCCGTCCGCAAGTCGCTCGCGCAGGAAGTCCTCGCGTCGAAGTTCCACGTCCGCGCGGAGATCGCGAAGGACTGGGACACCGCTCGCACCTTCGGAGCCCTCAAGCACCTGAAGAGCAAGGAGACGGCGTACAAGATGGGCCGCTGGGTGCTTGGCTCCCTCGGCCACGTCAAGAGCGCCGAGTGGTGCAAGGCGAACGGAATCGGCATCGTCCGCATCAAGGGCAACGTCGAAGGCATCAATTCCTCGGGCGGCTTTGCCGTTCCGGACGAGTTCGAGACTGAGATCATCACCCTGCGCGAGCAGTACGGCGTCTTCCGTCGCAACGCCCGCGTCGTGCCGATGGGCAGCGACGTGAAGCGTCTCCCGAAGCGCGTCGGAACCTATACCGCCTACTTCGTCGGCGAGGCTCAGGCCATCACCGAGTCGCAGCAGACGATGGATCAGGTCCAGTTGGTCGCGAAGAAGTTGGGCATCGTCGGCACGATCTCCAGCGAACTCAACGAGGACAACGTCGTGAACCTCGGCGACGATCTCGCTGGCGAGATGGCCTACGCCTTCGCGCTCAAGGAAGATGACTGCGGCTTCAACGGCGACGGTACGTCTACGTTCGGCGGCATCGTCGGCCTTCTCAACTCGCTGACCGATGCGACGTTCCAAATCTCTGACGGCGGCGCGTCGGCGTACTCCGGCGTCACCCTCGCGGAAATCTCTGCTGGTCTTGCGAAGTTGCCCGCTTGGGCGGCGCAGCGGAACAACATCAAGATCTTCTGCCCGAAGGCGGCGTACCACGGCGCGTTCGAGCGCATCGCGGCATCGGCTGGCGGCGCGACCGCAGCGGAAGTCGCGGGCGGTCTGACCTCGCCTCGGTTCCTCGGCTACCCGGTCGAGTTCACTCAGGTGATTCCGGCGACTCAGTCGGCTGGCGCGACCTTCGCGTACATCGGCGACCTCGCGCAGGGCTGCATCTTCGGCGACCGTCGCCAGCAGGCGGTTGCGTTCTCCGACTCGGCGCTCAACGCGTTCGAGCAGGACGAGATTGCCTTCCGCGCAACCGAGCGGTTCGACATCGTGTGCGCGAACGTCGGCTCGGCCACGGCCTCCGGCGCTCTCGTCCGAATGACGCTCTGATCCTCCCTCCTGCGGGGCGGGCCGGAAACCTCCTCCGGCCCGCCTCGCTCCCACAATCAAACGCAGGAACATCCACCCATGCGACAGAACAGCAAGTTTTCCATCGCCGCAATCGGAGCGACCAACGTCAGCACGCTGACCGCGTCCATCGACACTCGCGGATTTTCGTTCGCGCGCATCTACTGCTTCGCGAACAGCACCGCTGCGGTCCATACGACCGGAGCCAACAACACGCTCGCCGAGAACGACGACAACAGCACGAACTGGACCACCATTTCGGCTGCTGGCTCCGGCACGGCGTACACCCCCACCACGAACACCGTCTCGACGGCGCTCGCCAAGATCATCTACGAAGTGGATCTGCGCGGACGCAAGCGGTATCTCCGTCCGACGTTCGGACTGGGTGCGACCAGCGAGCCGTTCATCGCGGTCGAGTTGTCCGAACCCGCTGACGGTTGCGCGACCGCAGCCGAGATCGGCACTGCGAATCTCTCGCAGATCTGACGGGACGATCCTCTGTAGGATGGGGCGGGGCGTTCGTCGCCTCGCCCCATCTTGGAGGCAACAGGAGGAACAGCATGGTTACAGAGGACGTAACGGAGTTCGGAGACGTGCTGGCGCGAGCCAGCGTCGGCAATGAGGTCGAGGTAGCGAAGGAATGCGCCGCGAGGCTGTCCGATGGACAGTGCGCGGCGTTCGTCGTTCCCGACTTTGACGCGGCTGTGGCCGCGTATCAGGACGGGTCGGGCAGCGTCGAAGAGATGGCCCTTGGGTCGGGCAATTACGCCAGCCTGTGGAACCGCGAGAAGTTCTCGCGCGTCCTTGACATGGCGGGATTGCAGCGGCTCGGCGGCATCGAGCGGGAAGGCGAGATGCTGCGCGCCGTCGTGCGGCGATTCGCGCTGCCGATTCCGCGCCTTCCGATGTCCGACGTACAGGCGATCATGTCGCTGCCGCGCGTTTCGTGGACGGACACGATGGCCGCTACGCATCTCTCATGCGCGAAACTCGGAATCGACTTCCTCAAGTCCACCGGTGTCTTTTGGGGCCAGTGCCTCGAGCGCATCATGGAGGAGGTCTGCGATCAGCCGAAGCGCAAGTACGTCCTGACCATCGACTTCGACTCGATCTTTGACGAGACGGACATCGTGCGGCTGTGGCAGATCATGGAGACGCGGCCCGACGTGGACGCGCTGTTCCCGCTTCAGATCGGGCGCGACCGGAACAACGTGCTGCTGACCATGCTCGACTCGGACGGCAAGCGCCGGACGCAGATCGACTCGCGCGAGTTCCACACGGACGCCATCGAGTGCGAGACGGGACACATGGGGCTTACGCTGATCCGCACCGACGCGCTGCGCCGGATGCCGAAGCCTTGGTTCCACAGCGCGCCGGACGCGGAGAACCGCTGGGGTCCGGCGAAGGTTGACGATGACATTTGGTTCTGGAAGCGGTTCCGCGAGGCTGGCAACAAGGTCTGCGCTTCGCCGCGCGTGAGAATCGGACATCTCCAGTTGACCGTGACGTGGCCCGGTGAACACCTCGAGGTCGTGAACCAGTGGAGCGGCGACTACACCAAGCACGGGAGGCCGGAGCGATGCAAGACGTACTGACGGAACTGCTGATCTGCGTCCGGAACTGCGCGGTGCATCAGGACGGCGTCGGGCGGCGCGAACTGCGTCCCGGCACGACGTTCAACGCGAACGCGACAACGGCTGAACGGCTGGTGTCCGGCGGCTACGCGCGGCGGCTGATCGAGCCAGCGCCGCTGTTCGCGGATTCCACCTCGACTCCGAAACCGCCGAAGAAGTCGAGGACCGCACCCAAGCCGGAGAACTGATGGCTGTCGCCGCAACCTCGCTCGTCACTCTCGCAGACCTCAAGACGTTCCTCGGCGTCACGTCGGGAGGCACGGACACGATTCTCGAGCAGTGCATCGACCGCGCTTCGAAGTGGGTCGAGTCGTACTGCGGGCGTCGTTTAACCGATGCGCGGGTGCAGGAGGTCTACGACACCTTCGGCCACGACCGGATCGTGCTGAAGAATCCTCCAGCCGAGAAGGTGTATTTCGTCGGGGCGCTCAAGCAGACGGTTCTCAGCGTCTACAGCATCGACCAAAGTGATGCCTTCGCGTCGATCTCGAACGACTCCACGTCCATCTACCTCAACCGACGCACCAGTGGCGGCACGGAGACGATCACGACGCTGTCGCTGACCACCTACGACACGACGAACGAACTGGCCACGGCCATCAACGCCGTGGCGGGGTTCCGCGCTACGGCCAACCTCAACATCCCGTCCATGTACCTCGATGGCGTGGTGGGTCGGGATCTCCGGATCTCGGGTTGCCTGTTGCAAGGCTGGGTGTACTCGCTGTCGGACTACGGACTCGACGCCGAGCGCGGCATCATCTACGGCGACTCGCTGTCCGGGTATCAGTCGGTGCTAGTGGACTACACGGGCGGCTACGCGACGATCCCCTACGACATCGTGCAAGCCACGCTGACGGTCGCTGCGCGGTTCTACCGCGACAGGACGCGAGACATGGGGATCGCCAGCGAGAGCCTTGGCGGGTACTCCTACAGCCGCCGCGCGGCAGCGGAGCAGCAGCAGGAGATCCGCGACCTCCTCGCGCAGTACCGGAGGATTCGTTGAGCATTGGCGGCATCATCGCTCAGTTCGGGCGCTGCCTGTTCGTCTACCGTCCGGCAGTCGCGGTCGGCGCGGACGGTCAGGTGTCGCGCTCGTACGCGCGCGAGTTCACCGTCACGGGCTTCGTTCAGCCGGGGTCGCAGTCGAGCGACGTGGCGCAGGGCCGAATGAACGGGCGCACGGCCACGACAATCTACGTCGAGGGCTGCGCGGACGTGGAGGTCGATGACGAGATTCACGACCGGATCGCCGGTACGGCGAACGTGAAGACGTGGCGCGTGACGGGCGTCACGAATCCGGGCTTGCTTGGCGACACCGGGGCCGCGCCGCACTTGAACCACACGGAGATCGAGTGCGTGGAGATCGAGCCGGAGGTGTCGCTGTGAGTCGATTCCAATGGACTGCCAACAACGTCGAACACGTCGCGTATCGCGTCAATGCTGGCGTGACGGATGCAATGGTAGGCGTGTCGCTGGTCCTGTCGAAACTGATCCGCGACCAGTTGTCGAAGCCGGGAACCGGGCGGCGCTACCGTGTCGCCAAGGGGAGGCGCAAGGGGCGCAACACGCGCGCGCGCGGATGGCACGTCGCGTCTGCTCCCGGCAATCCTCCGGCGGCGAACACTGGCCGACTGCGTGCGTCTTGGACGGTCGTTCCGTACCGTTCGCTTGGCCTGATGAATGTGAAGAACGAAGGTTTCGCAACGTTGGAGCAAGTCGGCACGAAGATCGTTCTTACGGTCGGATCAAATCTGAAGTACGCCGCCGCGCTTGAGTTCGGCAGCACGCGCGCGAGAATCGCGGCGCGTCCTTATGTCCGGCCCGTCATCGCCGCGATGCAGGGCGAGGTAGAAGGCATCGTGTCTGATGCCGTCGCCAAGCGCATGAGGAGGCCGTGATGCAAGCGATTCTCGACGCGCTCAAGTCGCGCCTGTTCGCAACGTCGAGCCTGACCAACGTCGTTGGCCAGCGCATCTACCTCGATGCGGGTCCGGCGAACGCCGCGCTCCCGATGCTTGTCTACCGCGCTACCAACATCGACGTCCAGCCGTACAACACGGCCACGCGCTACGTCGTGGACTTCGCCTTCACGTTCTACTTCGGCAACAGCGGGACGCAGGACATCCACACGGCGACCGCCGCGCTTGCGACCGCGCTCTCGACGTCCACCTCGCCTACCGGGTTCGACAGATGCAAGTTCGTCCTGACATCGACGGGAGCGCCGTCATTCGCGGATGACGGTTGGACGATTGTTGTTGAGTACCGGGCTTTTGCCTTCGACACCTGAGGAATAGACCATGCCTATCAGCACCTACCTTTGCGGCAACGACGGATCAGTGACTCTCCCGGCTGGCGGCGAAGTCATTCAGGTCCGCACCTTCGCGGCGACGCTCGAACGCGTCGAGAGCGAAACCACTGGCTTCAGCGACACCGGGCGGCGGCGTCGGCTCGGAATGCTCGACCTCACGGGATCGCTTACGGGCGTTCCGGGCGTCGGCACGGTCACGACCAGCGCGGCGACCAGTTGCGTCTTCCTTCAGACCGCAACCGCCGCGCTCACGCTGAACCTCTTCGACGGAAGCGGAACCAGTGACGCGAAGATCAGCGCCAACTGCATCTTCAACGGCTTCGCGTTCAACGTGGACAAGACTGGCGACTCGACGCTGACTTGCAACTTCAGCAACGGCGACGGCACGGCCCCCGTGATTTCTTGGCTGGTCTGACGCATGACGATCCCGGCACAGGTGACAGAGGTATTCGCTCCGTCCGATTCGGACTGGGTCATCACCATCGCGTACCGCGATGGTGTTGTCCGTTCTCGCCGGATCAATCCGGGCCGGATCACGGAGGAACAGGCTGTGAACTTCGCGCTGGCGGCAGACAGGCGCACGGTCGTTGAGATCGCGTCTGTACAGGCTCGGCGCGCGTCGGATGTCGCGGTGGTCGCGACGGGAGCGGATGGATTTCTCGAACGCATGAGGAGGCTCAACGGATGATTCGCACGGCACAATGGGAGATGGCGGCTGCTGGCAGTTTCTACGTCGTAAAGCCGCTGACGGTGCGGCAGCGCCTTGCGCTGTCGGAGGACTTCGCGACCGAGCGCGCGAAGGCCGCAGCCGGGGACGCGGCCTTGGCCGGACTGCGCGGCGCGGAGGCTGCGGAGTTCGTTTCCGACGCGCGCCGCCGCGCCTTGAACGTCTCGGCGCTGTGCCTCGACTGCTACTCGCTGCACGGTCAGATCCGCGTCCTGTCTGCGGCGCTTGGCGACGTGGATACGGCCATGCGGTTCGTGCAGTCCGTCGCTCCGCGCGAGGCAACCAACGTCGCGCTTGAGGCGCTGGGCATCGACACCGACGCAATCGCCGCCGAAGAAGCAAAGCCCGCGTCGGGAAACTGACAGCGCCTCGACGCACCGTCGAGCGCGACGTGTTCGCCGAGGCGCATCTGATCGCGCGCGCCGCGCCGGGTCTTGGCCATCCGTTCGACCTGACTTGCGGCGAGTTCGACGCGCATCTTCGGCTGTCCATCGAGGGTCACGATTCGGCGCAGCATCAAGGCGGCGACTGGATGCGCCGATACGTTGAACGACGATGAACGCAGGGACGCTCAACATCTCCGTACAGGCCGAGATGAACGCGCTTGAGGCGCAGTTCCGCGACATCGAGTCTCGGTTTACGGATGCCGGAAAGCGCGCGATGGCGGCATTCGCCACCGCGACCGCTGTTCCGGCTCCAGTTCCAGTTGCCCCGCCGCCAGCCGTCACGAACATCGTGAAGGTGGTCAAGGAACAAGTCGGCCCGGAAGTGCGGAGGGAAATGCTTCGGTCAGTCGAGGCCGGAGTCGCAGACGCGGCTAAGAAATCGGAACAGGCATTCAAGAAGATCGGAACGTCACTTGGAAAGCAGACTGGCAGCGCGCTTGGGGGCGCGTTGGCGGGACAGTTCAGCGACAAGAAGATCGGCAACATGATGGGCGCTATGGTCGGCATCGCTGTCGTGGACAGGATGCTGGACACGGTGGCCGACGTCATCAGAGGCGACAAGTCTGTTGGCGAAGCACTCAACGACATGATCTCCGCAATTCCGATTGCGGGGTCGGTTGTCAAACTCGGATCGGCCATCAGCGAGAGGATCATCGAGGGCATCACGGGCGAACGCGCCGCCGCAGCGACTCGGCTTTCCGAAGACGCCGCGTACATGGAGCGCGTGATGGAGGAGAACGCCATCGCGATCAAGAAGCGCGAGGACGATGAGAAGCGCCTTGCGGCTCGGAAGAAGGCGTATCAGGACGAGTTCGCCGCCAACGAGAAGATCCTGAGCGAACTCGAGCAAGTCTCCCGCGACCGCCAGTTTGAGAACGAGACGAGGATGGCAGACGCGTTGGCAGAGCGCGAGGCCGCGCGGGTCCGTGCGTCCGGAGACGAGGAATCCGCGCTTCGCATCGAGATGGAACGCGAGATCGAGCGCGAGAGGATCGCGATGGAGCGTGAGCGCGACGTGCGCGTCAAGATGATGCTGAACTCCGCGAACAAGGACACGGTGTCCAACGCGCAGCACGAAATGAAGCGGTTCGACGATGCCGCAGCGGAGCGGCTGCGCGTGATCGAGTTGGAGTATCAGGAGCGGTTCGACCTGATCGCAGCCGAGGCCGAGGAGAAGAAGAAGGCCGACGAAGAGGCGCGCCAGCGCCGCATCCAAGAGCGTGACGAGAAGATCAAGGACATTCAAGACGAGGCCCGCAAGGAGATCAGCGCGGCGATCAGCGCGACTCGCGCGGTGCAGTCCGGCGCGATCCAAGCGGTTGGCGGCACGTTCAAGTTCAACGCCTTCGGCGACATGGGCCGCAAGCGCAACGTGGACGAGGATTCGTTCCGCACGCTCACCAAGATCCTCGAGGTGCTGGGCAAGCAGTACGATGCAACCATGAACATGGCGATCCAGTGATATGTCTCAGACAGTCCACGAACAACTTGTAAGCCGCAACCTGTCGATCTCCGGCGGCAAGATCACGGGTACTCGCGTGTTCGTCGTGTGGGATGACGCGGCGGCGATCACTGAGCCGTCTCAGATCACGCTCGGCGCCAACGGGATGCCAGCCGCTGGCGACCTGTTCCCCGGCGAAACGACGGTCTACGCGCTGTCGCACACCATCGACCCGCTCGGGGACGGCAAGGCGACGTGGCGCGTGACGTGGCAGTACGGGCCAAGCACGAACCCGCCTAGCGATCTCGGCTACGTCGAGCGCACGACCTCGACCGGGTTCCAGTTCCTCGACGTGTACCGACTCAACGTGCCGAGCGCGTACGGTGGCAACGGGTCGAACGGCTCCAACATCGGCGGCACGCCAGTAGATGCCGGAGGCGATCCCACGACGATTCGCACCGTGGTGGTCACGCTTCAGATCAGCGAGAACATCCGCGACTTCCAGATGCCGGGGCGGCTGGCGACAATCGCTGAGGCTGTCGGCAAGCGCAACTCTGCGGCGTTCGAGGGTTTCGCGGCTGGCACGCTCGTCTACAGCGGCAATGATTCAAGCCGGGTCAACGTCAACCTCTTCCGGCTGACGCATCGCTTCGAGTACCGCGCAGACTTCCATATGCAGCAAGTGCCGCGCAAGAACTCGCAGGGCGACGTGAGCATGACTTTCAGCCCGCAGTACGGATTCCACGCCGAGACGGTCGCATTCGTGCAGCCGTTCCCGCAGACCTACGACTTCAACACGATCAGCGAGAACTTCTGATGTCCAAGGAAATCACGGTCAACCTCAAGGTGGACGTCAAGAACGGTTTCTTGGCGCAGTCGTTCAGCCCCGGCACGGTGCTTGTTGACATGAGCGGCACGACGGCGACGGGCGGCGTGCAGGACATCGGCACCAGCACGAACGCGGAGGCGCTGTCCATGAGCGACGTGTCGAGCGCGGGCTGGGCTTGGTTCCGGAACTGCGATACGACGAACTACGTTGACATCGGGAGCGGGACGGGGACCAGCTTCGCGCCCGTGATCCGTCTGAAGGCCGGAGAGGTCGCGGCGCTGCGGCTTGCGACAAACGCGCCAACGGCGCGCGCGAACACGGCGGCGGTCAAGTTGCTCTACAACATCCTCGCGGACTGACTCATGGAGTTCCCACGCTTCACCCAAGGC